GAACAGCAACTCTAGCCATGGTTTTTAAAACCTAGAGTTGATAAACGTATTTGAATCTACTACAGATGCCATACCCATTTCTTGATCTGTATTATATCCTTCTGTTGAATCTACGAATCTAGCATCTTTTAATTTCTCTTGATATAAAGCATACATATTTTGTGCTACTGGATTAGATGATGTTACTGCATAAGCAATATCAGCAGCTAGTGCAGAACTTAATACTTCTCTAAGTAATTCATCATATTCATTAGGATCTTCAACTCTTGATATATATAATATTTTCATAGAAGTAGAATGAGATAAAATCTTTCTACCTTCTACAACGTGATCAGATTCGTAATCTAAAATTTTAATTAATCTTAAGCAATCTGATGGTAGTGTAAATTGTTTGGTAAATCCCCAAGCTGGTGCTTCTGTATCAGCTGGTAGTTGAGCTCGTTTTAATAAACAGTTCCAAGGATGATGTCTAAATACTGCATCTCTTACATTCAAATATCTAGCATTGCAAAGTCTTGCATTTTTAGAATCCTCTGTAAGTGTTAAGATTGTAGATGCACCTAATTGATTTAAAGCTCCATTACAAATTTCTACTACTGATGCCATATTAGTCTTTCTTTACTACAATATTGTATTTTTGCCAAATCTCTTCTTGAGATAAACCTTGTTCATCTTCTTTTTGTTTATTTCTTAAATTAATCTTATTTTGTTTAATAATCTCAACTAATGCGTATCTATAAACATCACTAGATCCATTCCATTCAAAGTGCAATAGATGTTTAGGTTTTGCATAGATATCTAATAATCTTGGATCAAAATCACTTAGTGTCATTTTTAATAATGTACTTTCTTCTTAATTGTCTTGGTTTAACTTTAGCAAATATCTCTGCTTCTGTAAGTTCTAAATCTTTATCAAAACCATGATGTGCAGTTGATGTATGTTTAAATCTATCAACTAGAACATAGCGATAGATATAATCTTTATTTTGTAAATGTAAAATGGTTTTTATTTCGTTGGTTTTTTTCATTGATGAATAGTGGGGATTTTACTCCCCACTATTTTAAGTTAGTTATTAGCTAACTGTGTATTCAATAATGAAACTTAAATCACCAGCTTGATCTCCAGCCGCAGGAAAACCAATTCCTACGAAGTAAGTCAAAGCAGGATCAGAAGAAAGTCCAGCATCTTGCCAAACTTTTTGTCCCATTTTGTTTATATCTCTAGCTTCAAAAGCAACTTCAGTTCCTGTTTTTACAGCAGCTCTTAAGTCTGTAATCGCAGAAGCGTAAGCGTCAGCATCTACAACAGATAAATCCTGTTTGTATAAGCCAACATCAGCAGTGATAACAGTACTAGAATCTAAATCATCGTTAAATAATTTGATTGAAGTAATGCTCGCATTGCTTGGTATAGGAGCTAGCATAACTGTGTCTGAAGCACTTAAATCGCCAGCAGCCAAAGCTATCGTTCCTTGAGCAACTCTTTTCACACCATGTAATTGTTGTGCAGAGTTTAATACTTGAGGAACAGTAACAAAATTAGTTACTATGTCTGTATTTACGTTTGCCATATTTTTATTCTCCTATTGTTAATTATTCGTCGCAAGCTATTTCGACAACTTTTTCTTCTTCCATTCTAGTTGCACCAATGCTCATAGCGTAATAAACTTGAGTGCTGTACGATTTGTCAGCTCTCTCGTCAATTCTAGCTAGAACATCTTGACCAACCGCTAATTTAATAGCGTCTTGTGTGAAGGCGTAACATAGTCTGTCGTCAGTGTTAGTTGCGTCAAATTTTAATCTATTGCTAACAATAAATTTAAAACCTAGGAAAGAGTCTAATTGTCCCTGTGCTAGTGCTTTAACTGTATTGAAATCAGCAGATGTGATTTGCGTTGTGCCTAATAAATCAGAGATTTGTTTTGGTCCACATACAATATATCTTTGTATAGATGGATCAACATCATTTAAATCTAAGATTTTTTTAGCTTCTAATAGTTTAGCAATTGTTAAACCATCAGTTTGTGATGCAGTATATGGTTTTTGACCAGATGGAAGCGGTACAGAAGTAGATCCAGTTTCACCTGAAAATGCTGTTCCGCCTAAAGCTGTGATTACTACATCATCCATTGCTCTTCCCATAGCAGCAGCCGCAGCTTTTGCATAAGAAGATGTTGGATCAATTAATAATCTAACTTTGTCTGCATTGTCTATTAGATCTGCCCACTCGTAGTCTGCAAGACTTACTCTTCTTCTTGAGTGTGGTGTATCTAATTGTGGAGTGTCAGCATGACGAGATGTTCTCAACTGAGCAGTTGTTTTACCAACTTGATCAAAGAAAGCATTCTTTCCTACTACTGACTCAACATCCACAGCTCCTCTTAAATACGATCCCATTTGTTGAGATAGCATTTGTACGTTTGAACTGTACTGCTGTACAAAAGCAGTTGTTATTTGATTTGACATATTGTCATTTCCTTTTGTTAAGTTAAGTTTAAGTTTAGTTTCAGAAAGTTCCCCACCTTATAGATAGGCAATCTTGCATTTAACGACTGTTAGTCGGTTGTCTTTCCAACAGGCATGTAAGGTTCTAATAGAATTGTCTTACAATTTCTAAGAAGATTTAATTAAAAATCTCCCTAGAAATCGCAATACATTAATTTTGAATTGATTGCAATAAGATTATTGAGATAACATTTCTCTTAATGCTAGCACCTGATTAACCACTTTATTGTGATTAGGGTGCATTTTATTCCAATAAGCACCTTGTCTATCAGATGTTAATTCTTCTATTTCTTTTTCAACTTCTCTACCTTGAAGTATATTATCAGATTCTGTACCGATAATTTTATCTTCAGATAATAGATTAGCAATGTTAGCAAATGCTTTTATGATCTTAGGATTATCACCTAATCTAGATCCATCTCTTAATTGAGTATCAAGAAGTTCTGGTTCTAAATAAGTTTGAGCAACATTGGCAGCTTTTCTTAAGTTGTCATCGTATGCTCTTCCCCATTCTGATCTTAAAGCGTTAGTAGCTTCAGCTTGTGCAGATTCCATATTTACTGACATTTCTTTTGCTGAGCCTTCTAGTGTTGATTTATAAAACTCTAGTATGCCTTGAGCTTGTTTATTATTTAAACCTAGCTTGTGAGCATTCTGTGCAAATCCTTTGATGACATTTTCATCAACAGGTGCGACATCAGTTTTAAATTCTAAAGTATATTTATCAGCAGATTCTGGTCTGCCTAATTTATTATATACTTCATTCCACTGTTCATCTGTTGCAGCTTTTCCTGGTAGAGGAATCTTATCTGTACCAATCATAGATACTGCATTGATGTAGCTTTTAGCTAACGCATCTAGTTCAGTAAATTTTTCTATGTTTGGATTAGATCTGTATTCTTGTGAAATAGCTTCTTTCCAAGTCTTACCAGATGTAGGTTGTGTTGGTTGTTGTGTTGAGCTTAGTATTGGTTGTGCTGTTGCAGTTGTTGTTTGTTCAGTTGCAACAGGCTGAGTTCCCTCAGTTGTCTGTATTTCTGACATTTTATTTTCCTTTTAGTTTATCATTAAGCAGCATGTTTTTAATAAATAGAAGAACGCTGCGTTGTCCCTCCATATATGCACTCTCATGGCTATCACCTCTTATGTTGGTGGTAACATTATAGTGGCATCTCTTTTCTAAATCTGCCATGACAATCTTGCCATCATCAGATTCAAAAACCATTTTATAATATTCTTTTAATTTATTTATTTGTTCTTCCATTTATTTTCCTTTCGTTTGTTATTCTTGTGGTGCTACTAAAGCTCTAGCCTCCTCAGGTAATGCCTTAGCAAGTGGTGCTACAGCTCCACCAGCTTGTGCAATTTGTTGCATTTGTTGCATTTGCATTTGTTGATCTTGTTGTTGTTGTTTCTGTTGTCTAATCGCATTAACTTCTGCTTTAGAGTTTAATACTTTAGCAGGAACTCCAACAATATCAGCTAAGTGTGTTACTAGATTATCAATATTAATATGATCAAATACTGGAGATACTTGTGCAAGTGATCCAAATATTTCTATTGCTCTCATAATAGATTGTAGTTC